CAAGGAGCCAGGCTAACGTTACTGCAGACATCCTGAAAGCCAATTTATCTGCTGGAGAATATTCTTTTAACTCAATTGATATTCTTTCTAATGGATTTAAAATTAGAAGGAACACAAATGGTATTAACTTGAATGCTCACACGCATGTGTATATGGCATTTGCTGAACATCCATTTAAAACTGTCCGTGCAAGGTAACGTTAAAATTGTAGTATCGAGACACGAGAATTATGCTTTTGTTAGACGGTAAGCCGCTCTCTTATGACCGCGCTTTTACACACGATGGTATTCAATATCCTGCTAATTGGCTAAGATTATCTTCCTGGGAAGAGAAGTCCGCTATTGGCATTACTGAGGTTGCAGATCCTCCGTATTACGATCAGCGCTTTTATTGGAATCTAGATGATCCGAAACAGCTTGAGGATATTACTGATGATGAGGGTAATACCTCAACTGGTTTGAAGACCCTATGGATTTCCAAGACAAAATATTCTGCTGGTACTCTTCTTGCTCCTACTGATTGGTACATTGTACGTAACAGTGAGACTAGCGTTAACGTCCCTGACGAGGTTCTTGATCGTAGAGAAGAGATCCGTAACTACTGCAATGCGTATGAGCAGGCTATTGAAGCAACAACTACTACTGAGGAGTTAGCTGCTTACATCACTTCCGTTGATTACGGCAGTTTTGAAGAAGTTCCTGAAGCGCCTGCTCCAGAGACCATTGTTGGCGGAGAAGGCGAAGACAGCATCATCCTTAGTGGTGGCCTTGTTTCCGCAGGTATTGCTTCCGGTGACGGCATCATTGGGTCAGCCGGTGAGGACACGCTGAGTTTAGAATAATCAATTGCCTGGATAAGGAAGGCCTAAGACATCAAAAGCTTGACGTGAGTAGTGTCTGCGGTCTTCATATCCATTAGGAAGATATCGTCCGTTGACCTTAGAACCAACGTCATCAACACCTGGACCTTTTTTGCAGTGGCTAATCATGCCTCGGTTCATCCACCAGAAACCAGAGATTGACCAAGGATATTTCTCACTAGAATAAGTCTTACCTATTTCCATTACCTTGGAATCATATTGACCTTTTTTCTGTAAGTAATCAGAGAAGGCCTGATGATTTGCTCGTCCTGTGACTTGAATCCAACCAGTTCCAGCATATTTAACTCCATCACCAGGATATATATTTCCAATATCATCCCTGAACTCATAGTTTGAACCATCGTGAATCTCAACGGGATATCGTAATCCCGCAGATTCATGTCCACATTGTCCTAAGAAATAGGCGATATTGATACGATCAAATCCATAAAGCTCACAGCAATTGGCAAAGTCATCCATTACAGAATCAGGAATGCTTTCAGTAGAGCAGTTCATAATTCTTCCCATCTGGATTTTAGTGATGGGCCATCGCTCTGGTTTTTTCTCTTGTTTTTCTATTTGATTTCGATATTCACGAATCCATCTACAGCCATCGTCCAGCATTTCTGGGGATAATCCATCATATAGAAGTTCTATAGCAATCTGCTGATGTTCTTCAGCGTTGTAGTACTTAAAGAAATTTTTGAACCCCTCTATCGTTATCTGTGCCATAATGTCATATATCTCTAGCAATATTGTATCTACAATAGAAGTACTTAGTGCTCATATTATGACTATTGAAGAGCGTCAACAATTCTGGCAAATAGTTGAGAGCGGTGAAAATCCACTGCTTTCAGTTATGTCTGGTCTTGTTGAAAAATGGGGCATGCCTGCCATTGTTATGGCTTTAGGAGATGTTGCTGTAGTTCTTTCTGAAGATGCTATTGACGCCGATAACTTGACGCCAAATCAGCGTGGTCTAATTATGAATTGCTGTGCTCAGGTCGCTAACCTCAGTGATCTTATGCATGCAGAGATGGATCATTTATCTGCAAACCAATGAGTGAAGAAGAAAAAGCAAATTGGCAAAAAATTAAAGATGTGATGGAAGAAAAAGGTACTACTGATAATATGTTTTACAAGCGTGCTTGTGCAATTGTTGATGGAAAGCCTGATCCAATAGAACCTTTGCCTCCAGTAGAATAGTAATAGTATTGCTTTCTATAAATGGCTGATAGAGCAAAAGCTAAAGCAAAGGCTGCCTCATATACTAAAAGTAAAAAGAAAGGGGCAATGAAAGGCATCACTGTAAAAAGTGGTGGCAAACTTTCTGTAGCCCAAGGCGGCGGTTTATCTAAAAAAGGTCGTGAAGAAATCAATCGTAAGACCGGCTCAAATTTAAAGGCACCTGCTCCTAATCCTAAGACTAAAAAAGATGCTGCACGTCGAAAATCTTTCTGTGCACGATCACGTAGTTGGAAGAGTGAAAGAGGTCGTGCTGCACGTAAACGTTGGAATTGCTGATCATGTCACAAGCATCTCGCAGTAAAGCTAAAAGTAAAGCCAAATCTCGTGTAAACGAAGCTGGTAACTACACTAAGCCTGGCTTGCGTAAACAGATATTTAATAGAATAAAAGCAGGCAGCAAAGGCGGTAAGCCTGGTCAATGGTCTGCTCGTAAGGCCCAGATGATGGCCAAAGAGTACAAATCAAAAGGTGGGGGCTACAAAAACTAATGCGTATGGCAGGACAGGTGTGGTTTCCACCCGCTAATCAAATGGGACAAGGCTGTGCCAAGCGGCCTGAACAATATCCACCGCCAGTGAAGCCAACGATGAGTCATGGAGATCCACGTACAACTTTATTTCCTAAATAATGTCTGATTATAGCCAGCGTAAAGCCCAACTTCATGCAAATAAATCGATTGTCAAAGTCATTGGTAAATGCCCACAGGCTACCCAAGACGTTGACGAAAATACTAAAAATAGAAATTGGACAATAGATAACTATGGCTATGGTCCAATGAATCCTGATATGCCTAGTACTGAATTCTGGGAAAAGAAAGCTGATATATTTAATACATCAGTAGAGGAAGCAGAGTCCACTCGTTGTGGGAACTGTGCTGCATTTGATCAATCTAATGGAATGCTCGACTGTATAATTAAAGGTATTAACGAAAAGGACAGCGTTGCTGATCCTAAAAAAGTCGTGATGTACGGCAATCTTGGTTATTGCCAACTGTTTAAATTCAAGTGTGCTGGTGATCGAACCTGTGATGCTTGGGTGCATGGTGGTCCAATCTGTAGTTGATTATGGCTAAAGCTAAATCTCAAAAATCTCTTGATAGTTGGACTAAAGAAGATTGGGGTACTAAGTCTGGTAAAAACAGTACTCAAGGCAGCAAGGCAACGGGTGAGCGGTATTTGCCACGCAAAGCTCGTAATGCCTTGACTGATGAAGAGTATGCGAGAAGCACTGCAAAAAAACGCGCCGCTGCCCGCAAAGGACAACAGTTCAGTAAGCAGCCTAAAGACGTTGCATCTAAAACCGCTCGTTACCGTAAGTAATCATGGATCTAAGACCTGCTGGAGAAAGACTGCAATCATTTATTAAAACAAATACAGGCGGCTGGCAGCAGTCACCGGAACTTAAAAAAGTGCTAGGTATTATGCAAGATAATACTAGTAATAAAATTAATATTGAAGCGGCACCTTCTCCAATGATGCTTGGTGACCGACCAGCCTGGGGCTCAGGTGGCGGCGTATTTTATCCAAAAAGTGGTCGTGCTTTTGTAGATCCTTTCGCTCATCCAACCGTTGGCGCTCATGAAGCAGCTCATCAAGCATTCCCCAGTGAGTTCGATGCACAATTTAGAAACAGAGAATCTGACTTATACACAAGGATGAGCCAGCAGTTTCATAATAATGACAACTTTACCCCTGCCATGGTTAACAAAGGTGCATCAATGAGAATGATGTATGAATTGATGGATAAGCCATTCATGATTGAAGAGGCTAATGCCCAAGGCGTAGCTCAAGCAGCAATGGATAAAGCAGGTATTTCAGCTGACACTAGCGGTTGGAGAGATATGTATGAATATCCAGAAGCTTATAGTTTCGGCAAACAGTTTAGTAAAGGTGCCAGTGCATACAAAGACATATTTCAAAAACCAACAAGAGCGAGTTTAACAGTACCTGAAATTAGCGAACTTGAAAGAATCTCTAGAGGTTCAAACCCTGCAGTTCGTCGGCAATTTGATTTAGGTTATCAGAGAATTAAATAAAATGTCTGAAGCAAGACGATCAAAAGCAAAAGGACTAGCAAAGGCATTTAAAAAAATGTCTCACGGGAAAAAAGGTGGAACCAAAGGAACCTTCACCGCTGCTGCTACTAAAGCTGGTTATCCAGATACACCTGAAGGCCGCAAGTCATATGCTAATTCAGTATTAAAAGACCCTAATGCATCGTCTAAAATGAAGAAGAAGGCTACCTTCTATAAAAACATTATCAATAAAGACTAATGCCTGGACATAACATGAAGCCTGACTTCCTTGACATGGATGGCGATGGAGACAAGCAAGAGCCAATGAAAGATGCTGCTCAAGAACCAGCCGCTCAAAAATTCAAAGATGAAAAAATGAATGAGGTAATGAAGCGGAGACGTGGCTGATGGCTGGGGCAATCACAATTACAGGACTTGAGTCATTCAAGGATCAATCAGGAGATTTAACTCTAGTTAGTCCCGACTCGACTGATCGCCCAGTTAATTATTGGTGGGTTCCACGCTGGTGGTGGAAAGGTGAGAACACTATCTATGAAGGCTGTGTTCGCTTGAATAACAGTGATAATAACGATCAAATTTACATTGCATGTACTGAAAGTGATCCTCACCTCAAAGTTGAATGGAATGGCTCTGCTTATACTTTTGACGGAGATAATAAACGAAAGCATGTAACACGCATCTTTGTGACAACAGATGCTTCTCTTAAAACAGGCACCGACTATCGAGTTCCCTTAAGAGGCGCTGCTATTACTGCAGTCAGCTAAAAGAAACAATTAACGGTACATCATAGTTGATTCAGTTAGGGTTAAGTTGGCTACGGAATAGCAATGAAAAACCTCAACGTATTATTTTTAAATTTCACAGTTAAGATCCTAGACTTTTTGTACAAAGGGCGAGATTATCAACGATTTTGGGTACTAGAGGAAATTGCTCGTGCACCCTACTTTGCCTTTCTAAGCGTTCTGCATTTCCGTGAAAGCATGGGCTTACGTGGGCCAGATCATTTGTATTTGATGAGGCAACACTTCGAGCAGTCTGCCATCGAAACTGATCACCTGGAATATATGGAAAGCAAAGGCGGAAATTTATACTTCATTGATCGTTTTGTAGCTAAGCATTTAGTGCTTATTTATTACTGGGTAAATGTTTTTTACTATTGGCTTGCTCCAAAACTTGCTTATCATCTTTCTTACGAAGTAGAAATCCATGCCGCTGAAACCTATTTCAAATATTTAGAGGAGCACGGCCCTGACGAAAAGATTCTTGAAATATGGAACGATGAACTGAACCACTCCAAAGAGTTGCAGGCTGCGATTGATTTGATCTGATTAACTTGTGGAAAACTTTGGCGTTGAATGATAAGGACAACTGATTGGTTTTTACCATAAATTGCGTGTATATTTCCGTTAACACCAATAACCGAAGGAGCGAATCCCTCGCTCTCCGCTTTCTAACACTAAACCCCTCAATCAGGGGGGTTTTTTGCTAGCTATGTATTGGTGTTGCTTATAACCCAGAAAGATCACATGAATTACAAACAGTTGATGGAATTTGTCCGCGAAACGCAGGACATTCGAGACAGCACGTACAAATGTTGGTGGCAGGCTATTCGGCCTATAGCTGATATTGATGTGTCAAACACTGACAAAATGTTTGTCACTCGATACTGGAAATCACAGCTAAAGCCAATTGGCAACTGCTCTCCTGAGACACTCCGTCGTCGTTTGAGTTTGCTGTCAGGTATTTGGGCTATGGCAAATGAAGAGGAGATTCTTGATGAACAGACGAACTACTGGTATCACTCCAGCAAAAAAATCAAGATTAATCGAGATTTGAATGCAGAGCGCATGGGGATGGAGTATCCCGTACGTCCGTTTGAGTTTTATAAGCCATATCATCAGGATCCAATCTTCCTGGCAATCTGGTATCACGGGTTCCGAATTGGAGAGATTGCAGGGTTACGTAATAGAGAAATTGTATTTACAAGTGATATCCCTTACTTTGATATCAAAGATAATGAAAACAGACTCATAAAGCGCCGTGCCGCAAGACAAGTGCCTATTCACCCAGAGTTCTATCCGTACGTTGGAATGCTGACAACTGATTTCACCCGATATCCGGGCAAGAACTGGTCAGAAAAGTTTCACAAAGATATGAAGCTGCCGCCTAAAGAAGCAGCGCACAGCATCCGACATAACTGGAGCACCCGAGCTAGAGATGCCGGATTGCAAGATTCGATGATTTCTAAAATCATGGGTCACAAAGTTTCAGGCATGACAGCTCGTTACGGGACCTGGACGCTTGAAAATAAATTCGAGGCAATTAAAAAGATCTGTCGCTAACCACAAAGCTACAGTTACTACGCCACTGCCTATATACTGTTTCTTAAAAATGGTATATAGGTAGTAGTAGCTTGATTAGCAAATAGGTATATAGATTAAAAGCGTAGTTAGCGTAGGAAAGTAGTTAGAATAATGGCAAACCAATAGATAGAAACATGGGTATTATTGAGTCTCCAATTTTTTGGATTTTAGTTGCTGCAGCTTCAGAAATTATTGCTTTAACTCCTTTAAAGTCTAATAGTGTCATCCAGCTTGTACTTTCCGCTATTAACGCAATTAAGCCCGCAAAAAAGATCTAGGCGTCATACCACATGATGCTGAGTGGCTGTATCGGTTTAGCACTAGAAGCCAAACCGAAAAAATTCGTCGTGCAATTAATGAGCGAAAGTTTTATGCAACGCTGCCTCATAAATTAGACAAAGCAGTTGAAGATTATAAAAAAACCACTCCTGAACCTGAACCGGAACTGGAGTGGGAATTTAAAGAGACTGGTAATTTTGGACAGGAGGGGTGGACTATTTCGTATCGACACAAGTCGGTTGATCCAAATCAATAGTCTCCGAAGTCTTCTTCATCTTTATCTTCATATCCATAGTTAATGAAGATTTCAGATCCAGCGGGGATATCTTCTGTCGCATAGTGACGCATGACTTCGTTGACTGTATCGATCTCATAAGCAGCGTTATAGTCAACAGAATGATTGTAAAGTCCAGCGAAGCCAAACCCTAGAATAGCTTCATCTGTTTGATTGTTGTCTGAAGAGTCATAAGTATAGCGAACAAGAATATCAGATTTTTTGCGAATTTCTTTGTAGGGAAAAGTGCAATAGGGCGATTCTTGCAGAACATCATGCATGACAATATCTTCAGACGTGAAGACACCCCAACGATGCGTATCTGATTGAGCAATAAACAGGCCAGGATGGCAGAAAAGCTCGTCGAGTTCTAGGTTCATATGAATGCTTGTTTTAGATTAGTCTAAAGATATTTGAAAACGAATGTGAGATACAATAAGAAAAAGTCCTTGTGTAAATACAGCAATGATTGAGTCAATTGTAAGCGCCACAGTGGCTGTAATTACTGGGGGTTTTATATTAACATCAAAAATTAGTAGTAAGATTGATGAGCTTGATAAGCGCATTGATGGCGTAGAACTCAGCATGGCACGTGACTACGTGACAAAAGATGATTTTGCTAAAACTTTGGAGCGCGTTGAAGGTCACATGATAAGGATTGAAGAGAAGTTAGATGAAATAGTACTAAATCAAAATCGATAAAAACATTACTTAAATACATAAAAAGAACGGCATTACGTTACATTCTTAGTAAGTTCCTTAAATAAGAACGAATGGGTATCGCTGAAGACTGGGCTGACTTAATGTTCAACCTAGATTGCCTCTCAAAGGGCTCTGCTAAGCGTAAGTTCCGCAAGTCAATTAAATACGGCTGGGGCGGCTTATGTGCATATTGTCGCTCTAATAGGGCAACATCATTAGATCATATAAAACCTAAATCAAAAGGAGGAAGTAGCCTAAGAAGCAACCTAATCCCTTGCTGTAAATCATGTAATCACTCAAAAGGTTCAGAACCGTGGTTAGTATGGTTTGAAAGGCAGGACTTTTATAACGAAACTGCCAAAGAATTAATTGAAGAATGGATTTCCAACAAACGCTTTATTGAGGAAGAGCTAGATGAATGCACAGTTAACGATCGAGCAAAGATTTGCTCTTACGAGGGCAAGATACGAAGTCACCAGGATGAGCCGACCTGCCTTGGAAAAAACAGCCTTGCGCCTGCTTAAGTCAAGGATGGAGCAAAAGAATGGTGTACAAGAAACCCTAATGTCTAATGGCATCATTTTTAAAATCGATGAGCAACAAAGCGGGCTTCCTGAGATTATTTCTGAAGAAACATTTTGCGAGTTGCTTGAATTGAATGTCGATGATTCTTCGGAACTTCCAACCGATATTATGGATGAAGGTTGGGAAGATGATGACTTAGAAGACGATGGTCTCACATTTACAGCATAAACAGCTAGACTTTGTTTAGCTAGAACATAAACATGGAATATATTGCTGGGCCAATAATCACTCTATTATTGGCTATGAAATTTACAGATTGGAAATCCAAGCAACTAGAAGAGCGTGTAACTAATGCACAACAGCAAGTTGAGCTTGTGAGAAAAGATATTGAAGTGCGAGACGCAGAGCTTCCTAAAAAGGTAATGGCTACTGTTGTACCTTTAGCTAAAGCTGTTAAGAACTTGAATCAGCAAGTTGGAATCTGATGGAAAAAGTAGATTTACTTGACTTTTTTCAAGCATTTGCTGATGCACCACATCACATAGCTGCAGTTCATATGCTTCAACGTGAACTTGATGCAAAATTATTAGACAAAAATGCTGATTGGGTAGTCTGTTTTGAAGCGGAAACTGAATATGACCCGCAACCAGAATATAATATATAAGTAAAGATAAGGAATCTATAGTGGCGGTAGATCGACGCAGGTTGCGTAAAGGAGATTCATATGTGCAGACCTCACGAGGTCCTGCATTAGCAAAGCAGCGTGCCGCAGCCTACAGATATAGAAAGCAATCTGAGCCATTTAGAACAGAGCAAAGTCCAGGTACGGGTGGATTTGGCTCTGGACTTGAGACCCAGATCCAGCGCAATTACATCAGGCAATTTGATAGAGAGCGTGCTGAATCATTGAGACCTGAAAATGAAATTCAGCAGAGCATTTTGAATAAGATTAAAACAGCTTGATACCAAGACTAAATTTAAGCACTCTCTAAAGGCTTTTTAATCTTCTGTAATCGGCTAAATCCTTGCTTGGCAACATCCATAGCGTCAGAAACATCTCCGCCTTCTAAGAGATCCATAACGGTGGCACGGTAGATGCTTGCGACATCATTTAGACCAGCAGCTTCAAAGCCTTCTGCAGTCACATGAGTGAGCCATGCGGCCTGCTCTGATCCTTCAACTCGACCAGCAATGCCAAAGTCAAGTTGCATCGGTCTGCCAGTCATTTTGTTATAAACAACATTAGCGTTATGCCTATCTTCTAAACGAACTCCTTTGAGAGCCAGCTGACCAAGCTGCTGATTTACACGCACAGCATCCATGCCAGTAGGAAATTGTAAAGCTTCATCACCGCGTGTTTCAAAGTTATTTCTAATATCTTTCATCTCAATTCTGTTTCCAATTCCACCTGGAAATTTTTCTAAGGCTACAACACTTGGGGCAATTCCCATTTCAGCAGCAATAGCTTGTAAGTTGACTTCATCTTCTAAAGATCTACCAGGAAAAGAATCGTCGGGTACATGCCCTTGTTTTATTACATTGCCTGGAATATCGGATTCATAAACAACTGCATTACCGCCAGTTCCAATAGGTTTACTGCGACTAGTTGCTAATTTACCTTCTCTAAGATATTGCGCGATAAGTTCACCAGCTTTACGCATCTATTTAATATGTTTACCATCTATCTATTGTAGAAAGATATAAAAAAACCCCGCATTAGCGGGGACTAAAGTATTCAGTTGTTTGTTGCGGATATACAGAGCAGGCGTTGTCAGTTGTCAAAGCTTTATAAAATAGCTTCTCACTTTCTTCAAACGTCAGCCCTTCGATAATAGTTCCGTCGTTATAGCGGACATCAAATAATGTATTCACTTTGTATAGGTACGACCTCGATAGCAGTAAGTGCCATGCATCTCTTGACGAGATTCATGGACTTTGCAATCGTGACCGCGATAGCGAGTCAGATGAATCTGAGCATCATGCTTAGCAGATGCTTTTTCGATCTGCTTCTTGATGATATTGAGTGTGTTCATTGGAAACCTCCATAGTGTAGAAATTTCCCGTTCCTTCAGCCGAAGCCTACTTGCGTCTCAAATGTGTTGAGATGAACGTATATTCATAGTGTAACAATGACTACTAGTTTACGGCGAACATTCTTTTTGTTTTTGCCATTCATCAATCTGTTGTTGTGTAGGAACTTCAATACGCAAATCAACTCCTTCTGCTTCGAAAAGCTCGTTCATTTTCTTGTAGGTTTCAGGAGTAATTTTTATTGGATTTTTCATAATATTACTCGTTTTCTATAAACACTAATTCTAGATGAGCTTTATTTAATTCGTACAGCATATTTTGTATGGCAACCTGTTCTTGAGCATCGCCACCAGGCCACTTTTCTAAGTAATACCGCATGCCCTTCACTAAAAGCTTCAGGGCTGGAGCATCTACTTGAAAATTAAATAAGTGGTTTTCTGGATTATCCATAACCACTATTGTATCAATGTGTAGCGGCCCAATTTGCACCGTGATCTGCAGATGCAGTAATAGGTACACGGAAGTTGTAGTAACTCCCTGCCTTAGGTGCTGAATTTTCTAGCAACATTTTGACCCTATCAACTTCTTGGGGTACAACTGAAAACTGCTGTTCGTCATGGACGTAAGCACAACGGGTGTAATCAACGTTGTAGGTCAGTCCGGCATTATCGAGCATGTCTTGTCCGACTACTAGCCAACGCTTGCTCAGAATGGCTCCAGCTGACTGGAGTAAAAAGTTAAGGGAGCTATGTTCTGCTCTACAAAAAATAGGACGCCCATCAAGACCTCGAAGACGACCGCTTGCACGAACCTTTTGCTTAACTGCATCAATAAGTGGCTCTAATCCAGGAATAGCGTCAAGAAATTTGCGCCGTAGCTCTTGACCTAGCTGCTTCTTTTGTGCATCAGACAATGCAGGATTCAAGCTATGGCCGAGCTTTTGGTCGCCAGCTCCATAGATAAAGGCATAGCAAATTGTCTTGACTTCCTTACGTGTACATCCCACACGATCAGCATTTTGCTGATGAATGTCGCCATTGCATACAACGTCGGCAAATGCTCCCTCGTCGTATACGGATAGATAATGACCCAAGCATCTCAGCTCTAAGCCTTCTAAGTCAGCTCCGACCATGACATGGCCAGGATGCGGAACAAACAATTGACGTGCCCACGGTGCACTCACAACTTGCCCGAGGTTGGGACCACGATGCGCGTTGCGGCCTGTTTGCGTAGCCAAAGAGCAGCTGTGATGAATACAGCCATCATCTTCAATTGTGTTGAACCAGGAGTTTGTACCCTCAGACAGTTGGCCCAACCATTTTTGTAGGGTCAACAGGCGGATGAACATCTCACACTCTTCATGCAGGAGCTTGTTGTCCTGAGCTAGTGCAAGGTCACGCATCTCTGAAAGAGTTGCTTCATCAACTTTGGGCTTACCGGTCTCAGTCACTTTGGTGAAGCGAGCACCACGGAAGTTCTGCAGTGCCCAGGCAATGTGCTGACGCGAGGTGGGATTGAAGTCCAGCAGCTTTGTCATAGGAGCACCCGCTACGTAGCCCTTAGTTTTGTTTGCTCGTTTAGGTGTATATACCTTTCCGGGTACATAGATATATCGTGATTGAATTGATTGCTCAAGTTGGGTAACTTCATTTTGAAGTTCACCCCGTACTCGCTCTGCAGCAGATACGTCAAACCGGAAGCCGCTAGCTTCTTGTTGTGACATGATTTCTGCCATACGCATTTCGAGCAATACACAATCAAGCATTCTCGTCATCCTCCTTGTTAAATCCAAAAGCAAGCGATTTTTCTTCTAAAAGCTTGTCAGCACGATTTTTGTGACCAAGCTTTGCTACAGATTCCATAACTTTCAATGTGTCTTCAGTCGTAGAACCATCTGGCATACGGCTAAAAACTTCGTTAAAAAGTGGAAAGAAAATATCAGCAGCAGCTGCAACTTCTTTGTGAGTCAAAGGGTCGCTTTTTTTAGGTGTAGTAGTCATGAGTAATCCTCCATACGTCGTTTCATTAGTGCCCAAAGCTTGAGCGTTACTTCGGTGTCTTGAATGCAATAATCAAGCATCTCAGGTGTATATACAGACCAATTGCCTTCGTGCTTGCCAAAGTCACCTTTGAAGCACTTAAGGCGATAACCCCAAGCTTCAAGGCTATGGCGTCCATACAGACGCTGTGGCATTCCGTGTGGACGACGATCGTAGTCTCTGTCTGCAATGTGTGGATAGAACAGTCTGCTAAGAACGAGGGTGTCTAGACACTGCCCCTTGGGGACAAACTCAGGATACTGTTCTTGGATAAGAGGTATGTCATATCCAATAATGTTATGACCGATCAAAAGATCGGCTTGCTCTAATTCGTGAATGCCTTGCAAGATTGATTGATCAGGGCGGTTGTCAAACACAGAAGTGTTCCCATCATCACCACCACGCATAACGATGCAGTGAATACGAGATCCTTGTCGTAATAAGCCAGTAGATTCAAGGTCAAAAATAATTTGTTTATTCATCGAAGGTATCTGTTGCATTGTCTGGATCATATTCATCTGGCGAGAACGGGTTCGCTTCTGGGAAGAGAACTGGATCAATGTTTCTGTCATTAGTATTTTTTGTAAATCTCGGATCTTCGTCTAAAAAGATTGGCTCGATTGAGACTTGAAGTTCTCTTGCCAATCGTCCAGCGCGTCTAAACTCTTCTCGGTAGTAAGGTTCCCACTCGTGAGCGAGAATCACAATCTTCCTGATACCCATCATGTGGGCTTGGAAGATAGAAGTAGAGAAAGGGTATCTCGTGCTGTATATAACTGCGCCTATAGCTGGAGTGCCAGCTTTAGCAGCGGCGGCTACTGCATATGAAATGCAATCAATCTCAACTTTGCTGTCTGTTAATAAGCTTCTGCCATTACCAATGATTTCCCGGTCACGCACAATAATACACCCTCCAGGAGATTTTGGGTGTGTTGATGCCCGACCTATAGCCTGTGCCACGTTTATAAAATACCTGTCTTTATTCTTGATGAAAGTTGGGTCACCTTTAGGGCTGGGCATATCCACATCGCTAATCTGTTGACTCTATATTAGGAAGTGACTAAATCAGATGTGAGCAATAATGGGCGACAAAAACATCAAATCATTTAAAAACGAAGAATTTTCAGAATACGTTCACGACCTTCTTAAAGTTGATACAGAACACGATATGGTAAATAGTCCTGCGCACTATACTCAAGGTCGAGTAGAAGCTATTGAAGTTATTGAGGACTCAATTATTAACGCTCCGTCTCCATTCTTGGGCTTTCTTCAGGGACAAGTTCTCAAATATATGCTTCGACTCTGGCACAAAAAGAACAGTAAAGAAGATGCTGAAAAGGCAAAATGGTATCTCAATAAACTGATTGATTCGTTAAACTAATAAAGCCGCAGATAAGCGGCCTTGTTGTCAACAACGGCGGAAGTAGAGATATCTATTGCGTAGTTGAAGAGTCTCATGATCTTGGATGTGTGGCAATAAATTTGTATATGTGTAGTTAAGATCATGAGTTGTATGCGTAAAGTAGGCAGAGATACCTTCACATAGTTCAGGCTCGTTAGGTTGATACCACGCTTCAATTGAAAAACATTCCCAAGGCTCTAGTCCTTGGGATACCCAACTGTTCAGTTCCTCTAGGCGCTGAGCAGTTTTTATTATGTGCTGCTCATGTGCTTCAGAACTGGGTAAGGACAAGTTAGAGTTTTGATAAAGCAAGGCGTGTTTCCACATTAAAGTACCGTCTTTAGTGATAAGACGACATGGATGCACTTTGCTTTCAGACGGAAGCAAGAAAAAGTAATCCTGAGCAATATGCTTACTCATCAGATATTACCTTTGTTTTCTTCATAATACTCAAGGTCTTTCTGCCAGCCATCTCCTGCATACTCGCTATAAATTACTCGACCAATATCTCTAAAGCTGTTATAGAACAAAGATACTTTGTCAATATCTGTCAGTGCTTGTTGAATTGGCGGTCCATAGATAATCAAATTCCATGTGGATGGGCATACAGACTCGAAGCCTTCTGAAGTAGCACGGAGCTGTTTAACACGTTTGAATGG